CAGTTAAAATTGTATTTTTTTCTATTGTTTTCATGGTAGTATTTTTTAGTTGTTGTTATCTGAGTGTAAAGATATATTATTTATTTTGAATAAAAAAATATATTTTCAAAATAATTTATAATTTAACATATTTTAACATTTGCTATTTTAGAATACCTATTAACAACCCACCTAAAAAAGCTCCAACTCCAACTTTTATTTTACTTCTTTTCTGCTTTCTTAAGGCAATTGAATCGTTGTAGTGTTGAATATCTTTAACCATTACTATGTCCTTATAATTTATGATCATTCGAGAATAATCTTTAATAACACTATCCTGAGTTTTAATAGTCAATTCGTTTATAGTATCAATTTCAAGATGCCATTTGATAATTGTATCAATATAAGTTTTACAAGTATCTGGTGCAGTTAAATAAACATTGTTTACTTTCTCTTTATACACTATCTTTAAACCTCGTTTAATTGATTTTAAGCTATCTGTTTGCTTAGTGAGTTCACTTATATCATTCGTTAATTTAGCGTTGCTTAAATTAGCTTTAATTAACGTGCTATCATTTATAGGTTTATAATCTGTATAATCGGAATGAGTGCAAGTGTGGAATAACATAAATGCTAATCCAACAACTGATATAATTAAAAGTGGCTTTTCGTATTTCACAATCCCTTAGCAATTTTTTTTAATTGTTCAACATCGTATACACAAACAGTTACTGATTTCTTTTTAATCGCTTTCTTAGGTGCGCCCGCTCCTTTACGTTTGCCACCAGATAGTTTTGGTTTGCCGTCTTTTTTTAGTTTTGCCATGTTACAAATATAATCATTATTTTAATATAAAAATTTTTTATTCAAATTATTTTGTTAATTTTGTAAAATGGAAAATAATTTAACAGAAGTAAACAAGCTAATCGAATTAGAATGCGAACAATTAAAAGAACTATTGATACAAAAAAATATCGATTATAATAATTCTTTACATAATCCTATTCGTGTATTTAGCAAGGTATCAAATACAGAGGGTATATTAGCACGCTTAGACGATAAATTAAATCGTATTTTAAAGAAAGGTATTAATGATAAAACAGAAGATACTGTTAGCGACTTAATCGGTTATTTAATACATTTAAAAATTGCTATTAAACTTAAAAATCATTCCGCAAATAAAGGGATGTAATTTTCTAAATAATTCTTTTCAAACGTATCAAATTTATTAACGGCAAATAAAATAGAACCGTCGGATAAATATACCTTTGTACATTCCTTAGGATTTCCTTCTGCATCAAATAATACATAGCTCCTAAATGCTACAATTACAACCTCAGCAGTTTCTAAGGCAAAGTTAAAGAATGCCCACTCACCGAATGGCTTGCCGATTATTTCACCGTGTTCTCCAAACTCTTGTGTTTCGTGTTTGTCGATTATTCTAAATTTAAATAGTGCCATGTCTTAAAATTTATGTGTTAAACGTGCAATTTGCCCAAATGTTGGATGATGTAAATATGCTTCAATAGCTTTGCTTGCATGCTGGTAACCATTTCTATGGTGCCAGCTATCAGTTCCTGAAGGGCTACGACTACTTTCAACCGTTATTCCGATATAATCTTTTGATGTTTTATGGTGAACATGATGCGTATAAATGTATCTATGTTTAGTTTCAGCCCACTCTTTTTTATGCTCCTGTGCCATCAATAAAGGTAGGTCGGCATTCTTAGCTCCATCGCCATGAGTTGATCCAATTAAATTATCATGATAAACATAAGCCTTTCTATGTGCAATAGATGTATCAAATGTTATGTTTTTACTTGATTTAAACCATGTTTCAATTACTTGTGCTAAATACCATCCACTCATATAATCATGATTAGATGCGTTATGTATTACGTGAACGTCTGCAATAGTAACTAACTTTTCAATAATATCAACATATAACTTTTTAGCAATTAAAAAATTATCAAACCATTGACCATCGGTATCTTGTGGAGTTCCTGAAGTTGTTTGCCTTTTAGTATTATCGACGTGCAATATATCATTACCAATTATCAAAACTATTTTATCAATATTGAATGATTGAACTCTTTGAAGTATATTGTTAACTCCCTCATGTACTCTTTTAACTGCTATGTTATTATTATAATTATCATTTGTTTCATAATCACTTGCTAATTTACCAATGTGTATGTCGGCTGGATCTAATACCAAACAATGATTATCTTTTATAGTTACTCTTTTAATTACAGGATATTTAGGAACGTGCTTTGATAGGTCTTTTATTAAATATTCTTTTAAGTCTTCTAATGTTTTTGTTTTGGATTTAACAAACATTGAAAAAACTTTTGATTTATACCAATAGTGTTTAACATCGTTTACATCTATTCCAGACTTTAAACATTCCTTTTCAATAAGGCTTTTTTGTTCTCTAAAATTAAATAGGACTTGCTCTTCTTCTTCATTCAAACGGTATCTAAGACTTGTATTCTCGTCAACCTTTCTGTTTAGTTTAGATGTTTTGTCCATCATAATTTATAAGTTTTGAACAAATATAAACATTATTATTAATACACAATATTAAATTAAAAATAACACATAACGCATTAAAGTATCAAATTACTCCAATATACAAAATTTTAAGCCTATGTTACTTTTTTTAAAAAATACCAATATTAAAGCGTTAACGCGCGAAACCTTTGCTATCACCGAAAACAACCCGTTATTAATCCGTTATTAATCCGTTGTAAAGCGTTATTTTAAAATAAATTTGCATAATTAAAATAAAGTAGTTATATTTGTCAAAGTTAAGGTATTGTGGGATACCATTCAAAATTAACTAACTTATTAACCCATTGCTTGCGGAGCCCACACTCCAAAGGCATGGGTTTTTTTATTACGAAAATATGGTTACAATTTTTAAGAATTTAAAACACACCAACGCTCCATTCTTTAAAGATATTGATTATATCTTAGACAGAATCAAAACAGGGAAATCAAAACAACTTATTGAAAATGTAAGAAAGCAAAAAACAAAGGAGTTATCAGATGAGATAAAAAGAGACTTGCCAGCTATTTGTTTTAGTGGATCATTCTCAAAACGATCAGATAGTTCCATATTAGAACATTCTGGTTATATCTGTTTAGACTTTGATAAATATGATAATATCGATTTATTAAAAATAGACTTAGATAAAATAAATAAAGATAAATATACCTACTCTTCATTTATTTCTCCTTCAGGGAATGGTTTTAAAGTAATTGTTCAAATACCTAAAGATATAAATAATCATAAATTATACTTTGATGCCTTAGAAAAGTATTATGATAATTCACATTTTGATACTACCTCAAAAAATATAAGTAGAATCTGTTTTGAATCCTATGATAAAGATATTTATATAAATAAGCAATCAAAGGTTTGGATTGAAAAGTTAGAGAATGAGCAATATGATTATAGAGATAAAGCTCCAATCATAAAGTTAGATAATGAGAATGAAATAATAAAAAGACTTTTTACATGGTTTAATAAAAATCATTCAATGAATAAAGGAAGTCGTAATCATAACTTATTTATATTAGTTTCAGCCTTTTCAGATTATGGAGTTTCAGAATTAGAAACAAATAGGTTTTGTAACCAATTTATACAATCTGACTTTACTCAAAATGAGATTGAAAAGGTTGTTAATTCTGCTTATTCTAAATGCCGAGCTAACTTTGGAATGAAATACTTTGAAGATACTGAAGCCTTAAAATTAGTTTCAAAACAAATAAAATCTGGAACTTCAATTAAAGAAATAAAGAATAATTTACCTAATATAGATGACAGGGTACTTAATGAAATAAAAGAGAATGTTACTCAAAATGACTTTTGGAGCTTTAATAAAAAAGGAGTTTTAATTGATAATTACAATTATAAGTTATGGCTTGAATCAAATGGCTTTTATAAATTTTATCCAGACGGATCAGATAACTTTATATTTGTTAAGGTAACTAATAACTTAATTGATAATACTTCAGAAGTTAAAATAAAAGACTTTGTTTTATCTGAATTGTTAAAATTGAATGAGCATAAGGTTTATGAGTTTATGGCTGGAAATGCTAAGTATTTTAAAGATGACTATCTTAATATATTAGACTCAACAAACATTGAACTTAGGGAAGATACAATTGACACCGCTTATATTTACTTTAAAAACTGTGCCATCTGCGTATCAAAGAATGATATTAAACAGATTGATTACTTAGACTTAAATGGCTTTGTATGGAAAAAACATATAATTGACTTTGAATTTAAACATACTAAAAATATTGATTGTGATTTTAGTAAATTTATTGAACTAATATCAAATAAGAATGATGATAAAATAAACTCATTAACATCAACATTAGGTTATTTGATGCACTCATTTAAGACCTCAGCTAATAACAAAGCAGTTATTTTAAATGATGAGACAATAAGCGAGAATCCAAACGGTGGTTCTGGTAAAGGTATTTTTTGGAATGCTTTAAGTAAAGTAAAAAGGGTTGCTGATATAAACGGTAAATCATTTAGTTTTGAAAAATCATTTCCTTATCAAACTGTTTCAGCCGATACTCAAATATTAGTATTTGATGACGTTCAAAAGAACTTTAAATTTGAAAATCTATTTAGTGTTATTACGGAAGGAATTACATTAGAAAAGAAAAATAAGGATGCTATTAAAATACCAGTATCAAAAAGTCCTAAAATTATAATAACAACTAATTATACAGTTGGTGGGGTGGGTGGATCATTTGAGAGACGTAAATGGGAAGTTGAATTTAGTAGTCATTTTAGCCATAAGCACACTCCACTAAATGAATTTGGTAGGATGTTTTTTGATGAATGGGATTATAACGAATGGTTAAAGTTCTATAATTATATGATTACTTGCATTCAAATGTATTTAGTTAATGGTTTAATTACTTATGAATATGTTAATTTAGAGATTAGAAAATATATTAAAGAAACTTCATTTGAGTTCTATGAGTGGGCAAATAAAGAAACTTTAAAAGAAAATGAAAGGTTAAATAAAAACATGGTATTTAATCTATTTATTGAAGAGTATCCAGACTTTAAAAAATATAACCTATCAACAAAGCGTTTTTGGAGTTGGGTTGAAAAGTATGCAGAATTTAATAATATTGAAATAAATAAAGGACAGGATAGTATGGGACAAAGATATATTGAATTAGTAACTGATAAACCATTTTAATATGTTAAGAGACTATCAATTAGAAATAGCAAATAAAGGAGTTGAAATACTATCTAATAATAATTTAGTTTACCTTGCTATGGAAGTTAGAACAGGCAAAACAATTACTTCATTGGAAATTGCTAAGTTATACGGTGCTAAAAGTGTTTTATTCCTTACTAAGAAAAAAGCCATCAAATCAATCCTAAGCGACTATAATAAGTTTGGTTATACATTTAACATCAATGTTATAAATAATGAATCATTGCATTTAGATAATGGTAACTATGACTTAATTATAATTGATGAAGCTCATAGACTTGGAACTTATCCAAAGCCTAATAAAACTGCTAAACTAATTAAACAACGTTTTGCTATTAAACCAATGATTTACCTTTCAGGAACTCCACATCCCGAATCATTTTCTCAAATATACCATCAGTTTTGGGTTAGCAATTATTCTCCATTTAAATTTTATCCTAACTTTTATAAGTTTGCAAGTGTATTTATTGATATTATTCAAAAGAATTTCGGCTATGCAAAAGTAAATGATTATTCTAATTGTAACTATGATAAGATTAAACCTTTTATGGATAATCTATTTATTACTTATACTCAACAACAAGCTGGCTTTACTACCGAAGTAAAAGAAAATATATTAAGAGTTAAGATGTCTGATTATACTTATTCTTTAATTAATCGTTTAAAAAAGGATAAAGTAGTACAGGGTAAAAATGAAGTAATACTTGCCGACACATCAGTTAAACTTTTATCAAAATTACATCAGCTATATTCTGGAACTGTTAAATTTGAAAGTGGAGAAACAATGGTTATTGATAATAGTAAGGCTATATTTATTAAAGATAGGTTTAAAGATAAGATAGCTATTTTTTATAAATTTAAAGCTGAACTAAATGCTTTAAAGTCTATTTATGGTAATGATTTAACAGAAGACTTAGATGAGTTTAATACTACGAACAAATCCATTGCGTTACAAATTGTAAGTGGACGTGAGGGTATTTCATTAAGTAAGGCTAAGTATTTAGTTTATTATAACATTGACTTTAGCTCATTATCTTATTGGCAGTCGAGGGACAGATTAACAACTATGGATAGGTTAACTAATAATATTTATTGGATATTTTCTGAAAACGGGATTGAAGATAAAATTTATAAAGCAGTATCAAATAAGAAAAATTATACACTTAAAATCTTTGAAAATGACAGAACAACAATATCAAACTAAAATCATTAAAGAATACGAAGCTAAGGGTTGGTATGTCTTAAAATTAATTAGAACTAATAAAGTTGGTATTCCAGACTTGTTATGTTTAAAAGATAAAGAAAAACCTTTATTTATTGAAGTCAAAGCAATAAATGGAGTGTTAAGTAAATTACAGGAATTTAGGATTGATGAATTAAACTCATTTAATTTTGATGCAGTTGTATTAAAATCAAAAAAATAATTATATATTTACCAAAAACAATACTACCATGACAGAAATCGAACAACAAACCCAACGCGCACTTATTGTATTTTGCTCATTAGCAAAGGTGCAATCAGAAATGTATACATATTTTTTAGGACGCTTTCGACACTTAGAAAAGCAAAAGTTTAATGATTTAATCCGAGCTTCAGATATGTTTATCAAAACTTTAAAAACTAATTTAGACGAACAAAGTTTAAATGCAGTTGAACAAATGGATGAAAATTTACATAATTTTATTTACACGCTAATTAAAAACGAGGAATTTATAGAAATTAAAAAATAATGAAATACTTTGAAATTTTATACATAGCTCCAATTTGTCAGTTGGTACACTTAAAAGATTTTGATTTTGTAATATATTGTAATTAATTTATATATTTGCATTATGAAAACAGAAAAAATATCAATAAGTAAAATTAAACTTAATCCAAACAATCCAAGATTAATTAAGGATGATAAGTTTACTAAGTTAGTTCAATCAATAAAAGACTTTCCAGAGATGTTAGAAATACGTCCTATTGTTGTTAATGAAGATATGATTATATTAGGTGGAAATATGCGTTTTAAGGCATGCAAAGAAGCTTGGTTAAAGGAAATATCAATTATTAAAGCAAGTGGCTTATCTGAGGAGAAACAAAGGGAATTTCTTATAAAAGATAATGTTTCAGGTGGGGAATGGGATTGGGATATGTTAGCTAATGAATGGGATGAATTAGAACTTGATAAATGGGGATTAGATATTCCTAAAGAGTTTGTAACTGAACTTGAAGCTGAAGAGGATGACTTTGATACAACTCCACCAGAAGTTCCAATAACTGTTTTAGGAGACTTATATGAGATTGGAGAACATAGATTGCTTTGTGGGGATAGTACTCAAACTGATACTTTTGAAAAATTGATGCAAGGAGAATTTGCTGATATGGTTGTTACCGATCCACCTTATAATGTAGCTTTAGGAATGGAAACAAAAGAACAAGCTAAAGCAAGAAACAGAAGAACAGATGGTTTAATTATTCAAAATGATAAAATGAGTAATGATGACTTTTATAAATTTCTTTATGATTTCTATTCTGCTTTATCTACTGCAGTAAAAAAAGGTGGTGCAATTTATGTTTGGTATGCATCAAGTGAAGTTGTTAATTTTGTTTCTGCATTAGTAGATGCTGGTTGGCTTTATAAACAAGAACTTATTTGGAATAAAAAATCTATGATTATGGGAAGGCAAGATTACCAATGGAAGCATGAACCATGTTTATATGGTTGGTTAGATGGTGGAAGTCATAATTGGAACTCAGATAGAAAACAAACAACTATCATTGATTTTGATAAACCAAGCAGAAACGGAGAACATCCAACTATGAAACCAATCGGATTGTTTGCTTATCAAATAGGTAATAGTTCAAAGGTTGGTGATATTGTTATTGATGCATTTGGTGGTTCAGGAACTACAATGGTAGCTTGTGAACAATTAAAAAGAAAATCAAGAATAATAGAATTTGATCCTAAGTATTGCGATGTAATTGTAAAGAGAATGATTAAACTTGATCCAACTCTTACTGTAAAAAGAAACGGAATAATAACTAAAGAATTTGAAGATGCCAAGTAGCGACGGACATAAAAACTTAATACCTTATAAGAAAGGGCAAACAGGAAACCCACATGGAAGACCTCGTAAATTCGTGTGTCAACTCAAAGATATGGGTTACAATAAACAAGACATAAACCAAACCATTGAAAATATGATGGCTATGACTTTAAATGAATTAGCTGAAATATTCAAGGATGATAATTGTACTATCTTAGAACGTATAGTTGCTAACTCTATGAGAAAATCTTTAGAAAAGGGTAGTCTTGATTCATTAGAAACTTTAATTAGTAGAATTTATGGCAAACCTAATACATCTATTGATTTAAAAGCAGAAGTTGAAACAACAACACAAATATTTAAAATAGGTAATACAGAAATTGTCCTCTAATAAGCAAATAGTATTTGAACCTTTCCCAAAACAAATAGAGTTCTTAGAAGCTATTTTTAGCAATAATTACAACTTTATTATGTATGGTGGTGCAATTCGTGGAGGTAAAACCTTTGCAGGTATTGGAGCATTATTACTTTTGGCTAAAATGTACCCAAAATCTAAATGGTGTATAGTTCGTGATACTTTACAAACGCTTAAAAGAACTACAATACCATCGTTTAATAAGGTTTGCCCTCAATCATTTATTAAGTCCTATAATCAAGATACGCAAACAGTTACATTGAGTAATGATTCGCAAATTATATTTATGGGTGAAAATTATGCAGATGATAAAGAGTTAAACAGGTTTAAAGGATTAGAAGTAAACGGGTTTTTATTAGAAGAAATTAATGAGTTGCAACTAAAAACATTTTATAAATGTATTGAGCGTGCTGGTTCACAAATCATTGACAAACAACCAAAACCATTAATTTTAGCAACCTGCAATCCATCTAATAACTGGGTTAAAGAACTAATATACAATAAGTGGAAATTAAATGATTTACCTGACAATTGGCTATACATTCCATCAAAGATAACCGATAACCCATTTGTTCCCGAAAGTTACTTAGAATCACTTAAAACATTAACCACGTATGAGTATCAAGTCTTTGTTGAAGGTAATTGGGATTTACAAGAACGTACTGGTTCTGAGTTTTATAAATACTTCAATTTAGATAAACACGTTAAACGTTTGGAATACAATCCTGAATTAGCTTTGCATATTTCTTGGGATGAAAACGTTAATCCTTATTTACCGTGTGGTGTGTTTCAAATACAAGGCACTGAAATACGAATGATAGATGAAATTTTAGGCATAAACCCACGTAATACAGTACATGATGTATGCAATGAGTTTAAATACAGATACCATAGCCATAATGCTGGTTTATTTATTTATGGTGATGCAACATCTCAAAAAGAGGATGTTAAACAACAAAAGGGATATAACTTCTTTAGGTTAATTGAAAATGAATTAATGCAATTCCAACCTACATTAAGAGTAGCACGTTCAAATCCATCGGTTGTTATGAGGGCTAATTTCATAAACAAAATATTAGATAAAAACCTATACGACCTTAATTTAATAATTTCAGATAATTGTAAGACAGCAATTTCAGATTTTACAAACACTAAAGAAGCTGCAGATGGTTCTAAAGACAAAGCAAAGGAACGTGATAGTAAAACAGG